CGTTGGCCAACGTGGTCGATTCCCGGTTGACACCCGGTCGGAACTGAAGTTTCTGTAAGGGCATCTGGACTCCTACGACATGAACAGGGCGTGCTCGTCGAGGCGACGGTTTTGTAACCCTTTCAGTATTTTGCCACCAGCCATGCAGTACTTCAATAGTTCCTGTCCCGCGCCCTCTTTATCCCCCCGATTGAGCTTCTGGCGAAGCGTCGAACGCTGGAGTGTTCCCAGACCGACGTTAAAACTGAAAGACACAAGACCGTCAAACATGCCTTGTGTAAGAGGGGCAGTGATGTAGGTGTGAACCCCGCGCTCAAAGCGAGCCAGATCTGCTCGAAGTATTCCATCGATCTCGTCCATTTCAAAGGTTCTGAAGTCCTCGATCTTCAGGGCAAACCCATCCCGCTGATCGATAGGCAGCTTCCCCTGCTCTGGGTACAGCACATGCCCCACGCCAATCGTCCACAGCTTGGCCGGGCAACGGTAAGGCTTTTGTCTTACACCTTCATGGTGCTTGATCATTGCCACGGCTTTGGGGCTGACGTTCATTTGCCGAATGCCCGACCGCCGAAGTGGAAACTTATGATGGCTGCAAACAACGCTTGGGTCTCGTCGTCCCACAGCTGGTCGGCCATGTCCTGAAAACCAACGCCGGTCGTAAACCCATGCCACACCAGAGCGCAGTCGATGGCCACCAGCAGCAGGAAGAACCCGTAGGTAATGGCCGGTCGCACGCTCGCCCGGAAGTTCTTCATCCACTGGCTAGTACCCTCGTTGAGCGCGGTGTCGTGGGCGTAGATGGCCTGCATCTCAGCTTGCTGGGCGGCAATCAGGGACACCTTCTCGTTGGACTTGGTCTCAAGCTCAATCTGCTGGGTGTGGATATTCTCGACCCGCTCCTGGGATTCAAACCCCAACTTGCGCATCTCCAGCTCCCGGGCAATCTGCATCTGGGCCAGCTCCAGCTCATGCTTCTTGTCGCTGCGGTCTTGGAAAAAGTCCAGAATCTTGGGCAAGCCGCCCATCAGGAAGGAGATCAGGGTAGAAAATAGTGTCAGCATCAGTAGCTCTTCTTGGTTAACATGGATGAAGCAATCAGCAACATGGACTGGGCGTCCTCTATGCTCTCAGGTCGATCTTTGTACCCGACGGTAATTTGACCGATGAAACGTGTTGCGTCCGGTGGTACAGAGATTCGACAGCCGTAGGTGACGCCAACTTCGACGTACCACAACCCGATTTCGCTTTGTGGCTTGTGGTAATCACCGCATGGCGTTTCTCCTGCCATAAGCTTAACAACGTCTGCATTATTGTTTGGGTTTTGTGTAAAGAGACCGACATCGATACCCTCCATGCGCTTGTCGCGCCCTTCTTTTGTATAAGCCCGGTACAAGACGCGGGTGCCGAATAACGGGTTGACTTTGAAAATGGCCACGGTCTGAGCGCCACCATACTTGAACAGGATCGCAGCCGCATCGTCCGCCCGGGCCTCGTTGATGCTGGGTAGCTTCTGGCTTTCCTTATAGGCCCCGACCAGCAGCTCTTGGTTGCTGTAAACAAACCAGGCGCAGAACCCAAAGATGAACATGATGAGCAACGCAACGAGCTTGAACGGACTGTCCACGTAGGCCAGCACCCTGTCCAATACTCCCAGCGCTTTGTCCTGCTGCTCACTCACTTGTCGCACCTTTCAAACACCGACGTGTACTTGCCAATTTTGCTGGTTAGTCGCTCGTTCTCCAGTCGCAAAGTCCGCATGTCGATATACATGAACATCATGGTCGGCAGCATCAGCGCAAACAGAAAAGCCAAGATCGTCATGCCAACCAGGTATCCAATCGGTTCTTCTGGTGGAGCATCACCGACCACACCAGGGCGACCAGATACGCCAGCATAACCAGTACGACCACCACCTCCAGGATTACCTCTTGAATTTGATCGAGCCTGACCCTGCGTTGCCATTCCAGTTCCCTCTGCATCTGCTCGGCTAGTTCCATCTCCCTTTCATGCTCTTGCTCCAAACGCTGCACCGTTGTCTCGAAGTCTGCCCAGAAACCACCCGGTAACCCTAGCTCGTAGACGATCATGTTGCGCAGTTGTTCGTACTGCTGCCTCAACTCAATCTTTCTAGCGACCTCCTCAAAAGCAAGAACTTGAAGTGATTTCCCCTTGGGTGGGTTCTTCTTAACTTCAAGTTCCGCTTTCTTCAGTTCCTGCGTGTGCTCAAGCACTTTGCCAACATGGCTCGTTACTTGGCTGGTCAGGTCAGCTACTTCTTTGCCAGCTGCCTTAGCTTCTTGGACCAGAGCACAAAGTTTGCGAACGCCCGAGATGGCGCCGCTGACCATCGTGAAAGCAGTGACCGGATCCACATTGGATTACGACCAGACAGCAACCGGCTCCGTTGGCCACACCGGGTTTGTAACCGGGTTCAAATATAGATCACGGATTTGTGTGCGGTAAGTCACAAAATCAGCGCGGTTGACCAACGTCGCATCAACGTCCGGCAGCTGCGAGTAATCTGTGCTTTCCAAACGAGATTTGGCTTCGCCTTTGCAAACCTGCTTCAGCTCATCGTCTGTAGGCGCAGGGGGCCAGTTTCCAGTGACCTCAGTCCACCCAGCAGCAATAGCTGCATCAATGTAGCTTTGCTGCGTAGCCGTGTCGTACGCGTAGACTTGGTTGTCTGTGGGATTGCGAAAGTATCTCATTGTTCAGTACCTTTCAGAATTTTGTTGCTCAACGGAGTTCGTACCAACTAGCGATGCCCGCGCCGTTATTTCCCGTCCATTCGTACGCAACGCCATTCGGTATGATCCCATACACCGTTGATGCGCCACCACCAACAGTTGTCTGCACGGTAAATATAGTACCGCCAATACTTAAATACTGCGTTCCCGTCGATCCTTGAGAGCCTTGGACAACGATCTGGATAGTTTTTCCTGTGCTGTTTGTGTACGTTGTACTTGCAGCACGGCTGCTTGTCACGTCCGTCCATGATTGCCCAGAACCTAAGCCACCGTTGGCCAGTACAAATGCAGTCGTTGCAACGGTTGTGTTATTTGTGCCAGGGCTTTGAGTCGTGGCTGTGACGTTGCTGGCAATCGTTCCGCCGCTAACCACATTGGTTGCGTTTGTTGCGTTTGTTGCGTTTGTTGCGTTTGTAACCGTGGATGAACCAATGGCCGATGCGATCTGGCTCCCAGTGGCCGCAGTAAACGCTGAGCTGCCGTTACCGTACACAACTCCAGACAGCGACGTAGCTCCCGTGCCGCCGCTTCCAACAACCAAAGTCGACGAAAGACCCGCAGCCGTGCCGGTGGTGTTTTGGTTCAAGGTCGGGACGTCGGACGCCTGAATAGCAGACATGGTGACGTTGGTACCATTCCCGCGCAGATATTGAGCAGAAGTTGTAGCGCCAGCCAAGGCATTGATGGCTGCTTGCTGGGTGGTCTGACCCGTACCGCCGTTGGCGATGGCCAAAGTTCCGGTCAAGTTTGCAGCGTCTACCGAATAGAAGTTGGTGCCGGTACTGAAAACTTGCACTTTTTTACCAGCAGGGACCGCTACACCTGCGCCAGCAGCAGTCGTATTACCAAGCGCCGAGCTGTTATAAATGGTCAGCTGGTAAGAGCTGTTGTTCCAAATAATGTACTGCTTGGGGTTTGGCGGGGCATACACGTTAAAGTTAGCGCCCGTCGAGGTGGTGAACGCCAAAGACGCGTAGATGGCCTGGTTTGCCGATGCCGTGGCAGTTGACCCACTTACGTAGGTCAGCGCTTGGTTAGCACTTGCTACCGCTACGGTCTGAAAACCCGTAATAGATGGATCAATGACGTAGGCCCACGTGTCGTTGGTCGTTGTGCCCCAGGTACCCGCTTGGGCGCCGTTGGCAATCAGCTCGATCCGTAGATCAGAAGAGTAAGTTGGCATGCTGTGTCCTTATCTAAAACGAGGGCCGTTAAGCCAAATAGTTGCAGATTTACGTAGCCCCGACAGAACCGGCGTTACGCGATGTTCCAGAAATGACGGGAACGCAATCATTGAGCCTTTGACTAAAGGCGCTGTGTACTCTGAATATAGCCGAATCTGGAACACGCCGCCAGTGTATTCCTCCGGGTCATTCAGCAGGCATACCACGGTCAATTTGCGGTCTGTGGGGGCGCCAATCAGTGGAAACACATCAACGTGCCAGTTGTAGTGCTGTGTTGGTCCATACTCGGCATACTGAATGTTTTCGTTACCCGTGATGTGGTACTCCCACTTGCACTCACTGTTGGCTGTATTGGCCAAGTCCAACAAGTTTTTTTCAAACCAGTATTTGGGTGGGGCAAAACGCACGGTGGTGTCCCGGTATGTGTGGTCTCGTTCTAACCCGTCGCTGCCCATCGCGGCATCATGGCTAGGTATCGCCGAAAGCTCTGCAACCACTTGATCACACGCCTCCGGCGCAACAGATCCCATGTACCAGATTGGAAGATGACTCATGAACATTCCCACCACGTGTTGATGTTTGCACCGTTGTTGCCGGTCCAATAATAGGTTGTGCCGTTGGGCACCATCCAGGACAGGTTAGACGCGCCGCCGCCCGGACAGGTCTGAATAACGGAGATTGTCCCGCCGTTATATCCGTATTGCGTACCTTGCGATGGTTGGTTGCCCGTCACCATCACAAACAAAGGCTTGCCTGTACTGTTTGTGTACGTGGTGTTAATTGCACGACTTGCCGTTACGTTTGACACCGTAGTGAAAATAGTCGTTCCACTTGGGCCGGTAGGTCCTGGGGGGCCAGTAGGTCCAGTGGGTCCCGTAGGCCCTGTGGGGCCGGGGGTGGTAGAAGCAGGTCCAGTAGGTCCGGTAGGGCCGGTGGGTCCAGGGCTTCCTGTTGGGCCTGTTGGACCAGGAGATCCCGTAGGTCCGGTAGGGCCAGTAGGTCCGGTTGCGCCTTGAGCGCCGACATTGACAATAGTCCAAGCGGCAAATGTGCCAGAGCCGCCAGTATTCAACACGTTGACAGTCAGCGTTGTACTGCTAAATGCGGTGATCGTGCCGTCCATGTAGTTGGCGGGCGTCGCAGTGTTAAATACACGAACGTACTGACCAACGGTAAACGCGTTGGTGCCTTGGGCTACGTTAGTCGTAAACGACTTTGAGCCCGTACCGACTGCCACCGATGACGTAGATGTCATGGCGGTGTAGCCAAGGCCTGTGGGTCCGGTGGGTCCAGTGGGTCCGGTAGGTCCAGGAGAACCTGTGGGGCCGGTTGGGCCAGTACCGCCAGTAGGGCCGGTAGGTCCAGTCGGAATGGTAAAAGCAAACACAGCCGCACTTGACGTGCCTGTATTGGTAACCGATGCACTGCCGCCTGCCGGGCTAGTCGTGGTCGGACCAACGGCAATAGTTGCCGCTGTACCTGTGGGGCCAGTAGGTCCAGTCGGACCGGTCGGGCCAGAAACACCTGCCGCCCAAGTACCATCCCCACGCCAGAAAGTAGACGCCGAGGCGCTAGTTCCGCTGTTCAGGTTGGTGACGGGCAAGTTGCCGGTGACGCCGGTAGATAACGGTAGTCCAGTGGCGTTGGTTAGAGTTCCAGAAGAAGGTGTGCCAAGCGCACCGCCATTAACTACAAATGAACCGGCAGAACCAACGTTGGTCCCCAGCGCCGTAGCTACGCTAGTACCCAAGCCAGAAACGCCTGTGCTAATGGGTAATCCAGTTGCGCTAGTCAGCGTGCCGCTGGAAGGAGTACCCAATGCTCCGCCATTGACAACGAAAGAACCAGCCGTCCCGACGTTTACGCCAAGAGCCGTAGAGACGCCAGTACCCAAGCCAGTCAGGTCGGTCGTTGCAGGTTGTCCCCAAACGGGGGCTGCTGATGCTGAACCCGTACCGGTCTGGCTCAAG